TATGGCTAAAGAATAAACAACATGTCTGTCATTTACATTAATTGTATTTAAACTTAATGTAAATTTTACGAATTCATTATATTATGTTATGTTAGTATTTCGATTTCTTCTAGTTCAATGGGAACCTTGTTCAAAGTTTTGGGTTTCTCTAAATCATGCACATCCAATTCGGATAAATCTATCTTCCCGCCAATTTTAATCTTCTCTTCTTCATCATCATCTTCCATTTCTTCCAGCTTTCTTGCCTCATTCCGCTCGTTGCTGATTTGTTCAAGTCGCTCTTCTGTTTTTGGCGCTTCAATTTCACTTATAATATTATCCACACTTATTGCTTCGTCTACATCATTAAATTGTATAGATTCGGATGTCACTTCTTCGTGAACAAGTGGCTCAATCTCTGGTGGTATTTTATTATTTGTATCTTCATTATCAATGGATTCGATGTCATTCGAAACAACTGGGTCTTCTGCTTCTGCTTCTGCTTCGATTTTCGCATCATCAACGATGGGTTCTGTTGAAATAATTTCCTCCTTTTCTTCTACCTGCACGTCGTCTTCTATAGACTCGTCCAAATATACTTTTAGAATATTTTCAACGGGAACATTGTCCCGAATGGTATTTAATATTTCTTCTCTAACGATCAATTCTAGTTCTCGACGATGTTTTTGAATTTGTAGAGGAGAAATATTTGTCTCGAACAAATAAATATTTGTATATATTTTTCTAGCCGCGTTAATATACACTTTGTGAATAAAATCATTCAGCGAAGGAACACTAATGTCGACTTTTTTCTGTTTGTTTCCAACACGCATACATGTAAGACTCTTTAGTTGTATGATATGAACACAGCTAATTAGATCTGTCAAATATCCACAATTACTTTTTTCCACTATACGTGAAGTTTCTTGCTCAACTATTGAAGCATTCCATTTTGGAATTCTAGCAAGAAAGTTTTGAAATGTCATCAAATACTTATCCGTTTCGTCATTTTCTTTGCATAATTTCCATGATTCGTCGTAAATAGATTTAATCCCTTCCACAACCAAAGGTGCTAAAATATTGATTAACCGTGCACACCATTCATTTCTAGATTCTTGTAAACTTGAGATAGAATAGTCGTCCATTTACATAAATGAAATATTTTCTAATTTATAATCCGAACGTATTAAAAGGAAATTCAATACACACAGCATTAATAATTTTTCATCTCTAAACTCCTTTTTTATTTTCTGAATAAACACTAAATATTCATATCTTTTTTCCTCATCGATATTCATATCTTTTATATAATCAATTAAATCCAAACAACTATAACCCTTTTCATATATTTTTTCAGAAATAGTAAATATATCATCTTTGTGTTTTATTTTATCAAATTCTACTTTGAATTTCTGTTTCTTGGATTTGTTCGCCTTGTCAATATGAAAACAACATTCTAAATGGTACTGGTGCAAGTTGATTGGTTTGTTGTTTATTGTTGGTTGCGGTATGAATATTTCACAAAATCTTGACAATATTGGTCGCAGCAACTTATATTTGTCGTCGACTACTATAAAAAATCGTGTAGAATGGCTAAATAATTCAATGCATCGTCGCAGGGCTGACTGAGCGTCTATAGTCAATTTATCAGCATTTAACAGTATAATACTTTTAAAAATACGCCCTTCTTGTAAATTTATATTTGTTCTGGCGAAAAACTTTAATTCTTCACGAATAAACTTAATTCCTTTACCGTGAGCACAATTTACAACCATTACATATTTGTTCATATAATCTGATTGATCTTTGTAAATATTCTTAAGAAAGTCAAACAGTATCGTCTTTTTGCCTACGCCATTTATTCCGTGAAATATAATATTAGGAATTTTTTTATTGGCTATAAAGCTAGACAACTTATCAACAATAGATTCATGAATAATTAATGACATATTGTATTAATTATACATTACTTTTTAACTAGTTATATATGTATATTTTGATTTTTGATTATAAAACCACATTCACGAAAAAGATATTCACGACGTGTATAAGAAAAACTAATTAATAGCTATTCAAGCTCTTTGTATAAGGGTTTTCCTTAAAAGCGGTTAAAATATCTGGATTAATTCTATCACAACTTTGACAATTGTCGTACTGTTGAGGAACATTTATTTTCCCATATGTTTCCATTGATGGAATGGCTCCATTGATACTACTATTGCTGTTTCTAACCCACATTCTGTTATTTTTTCTATCAGCATCATTTTTATCTATACGCACATTTTCATCAGCATTCAATAACGACATACCACCTTGATTAGGTCTATTTACATGTGTCTTGTTGACATTGTTTCTTTGATTATATGCCGCATTATAAAGAGCAACTCCTGTATTATTACCACCGTCACCATAATATTGACGAGATGTAGTATCACGCTCTTGATCAACAGATTGTTGTTCGCTCACTATATATGCACCATCTACTTGCCCTTGTACATTCAAATGATTGCAATCGAGTTTGTCCACCGTAGTTTCTTTGATTGTGGTCGGTGCTCTGTCGGCGGGATTAAATACAGGGGGTGCCTTTACCGAGGTCTGGACATTTCCATTGGGATTTATATTGCCAACCACATTTTCTTTTTTAGATGGTCTCAGTACATCCATCAACGGAGCGACTGCAGCTTTCATAAACCCACTTACACCTAAAAAGTCGGAATTGTTGGTAGTCGACCTGTTATTAGGCAATACCTTGTAGCCCCCTGATCCATAATCGCCTGTAGAAGCACCATTCTTCCCATTGCGATTTAATACAGGATTCGCAGGTAGTTGCGGGCGCTTTGGTGCTTGATGGTCGCCAGGCGTATACATTTTGGTTCCAGTTGGATTGGAATCGGCGCCATAATATTCGGTAGAGGTGGTTGCGCGATTTACATCTTTGTCTACCTGAATCGCTCTAGAAGTCTGTCCTTTTTCTAAACCAGTTGTGGTTAGCCATCTGTCGGGAGTATTAACAAAGTATGTATCGGGTAAATGTTTTTCAACCTTTCCTTGTGTTTCCACGGTTGCGGGAGCGTTGTTGAAATAAGTCGCCGGACCCTCGTGATTTTGCAGTCCATAACTCATTTTGGGATTTGTAGCAACTCGTAACTGGTCTACATTCCTATCTGTCCATTTATCGCGTGCCGCCATTCCTGAATTAAACCCTAGCTGTCCATCAGTTCCATACCCAGCGTCTAGTCCTGGTCCAACTTTTTGTTCATCCCACATTTTAACATTTGACATTTTCGATCCTGGCATTACTCTTGACTGATAAAACTCGCTGTGATTCGGTGCTCCATGAGCATAACGAATATCCTTTTGTGGTTTGAATAGAGGCGCTTGCTCTTGCTTTCTTATTTGTTGACTACCTGAGCCAATCATATTGTCTAATACTGATTCAGATATATTCGCATCTTGTGTAGATCCTCTTACTTTTGCGCCAAAATATGGTGTCATATTATTATGCTTAAAATTGCTCTTATTCATATCACCACCGGTTAAACTCTTAAATTCGTTTGTTTTTGACATATTTCCAAATTGATCAGGTCCGTTCTGGTATTTGTTATATACTTTGGGATTGAAATATCTATCTGTTACCGTATTCGGGTCTCTATATTTGTTTGGATTTGTTTGTCGAACTGGTGCTTCTTTCGGATAATTCACTGCAGGCGGACTGTTATTTGGTAATGAATTTGTGTGTTTTCCCATAGTTTCATATCCTTCTTTTTTTTTGTCTTGATTGGATGCTATATATAAACCACCTAAGGCTATCATAGGTACTGCTAATTCCATTTATATACATGTAATATATTTTTTAAAATTATATTACATAATTATCTATTATTCCCCAACATTCAATAAATGCCTCTTTGATTAGTATCTCTTTGATTAGTATCTCTTTGATTAGTATCTCTTTGATTAGTGCCTATTTAATTATCTACTTTTCCACATGTCTGTGTATGTGAACAGTTGTTTACATTGTGATTCTTGCCAAATCCTACAAATGCTTGAGATGCTAGTGATCCACTAGATGAAGAGTCCACGCACGGAGCTTTGGCAACAAAATTGTCCTTCTCTAAGATACGTGTATTTAAGTTATTTTGAAATGGGATACACGTATTTTCTTGCGGGTCTAGTGGAAGAATATACCGATGATTTTGTTCTAAATCTCTGTACCACCAAGCAGGATTGGTGACTCTCGATTCGTCCGTCACGGGATTACATTCAGGATATACGATTTTTTCTGATTGTACTGCTTGTTTTTCGTAATTGTTTTTATCACAATCATGTGTCAATGTTCTAGTAAGTCCCATCAAATCACTTTCTAAATTGGTAGTATTTGTCCTTAAATTACCACCCCATTGTTGCATACGAATTTGTGGATCGTTCATAAAGCAAGGGGTGTTTCCCCATCCTGGTTTATTCAACATATATCTACCTGCTCCCGTAGATTCTTGTAACTGTTTTTTTATTCTACACGGATCATCATTAAATCTTGTAAACGACATTTTAGTATATATATAACACATAATAAATTATATTGTTGAATATAATCACTATTCTAAAACACTTAAACCTATATTATTGTTGATAAGTATTAATAGTTTAATTGGTGGATGTCAAGGTATCCGTCTGTACTATTGTTTCGTCATAAAAGTTATTCACATATAGATAATTTTATAGCTAGTCATAAAGATTTGTTAATGTGTTCAGTTAACATTATTGATGATATTGGTGATTTAAACAAACTATTCAATTCGAATACTCATTTGCTAGTAACCTATGGTAAATCGTATGATGAATACAATTATATTGCCTCCCAAATACCATCTCGCTTTTCTAGTCGATGGTTTCACAAAACTGACATTACAAACATTGATGAATTTAATCACAATGTTAATTATTGTTACATAACCAATGTTATTGAGAATAGAGAGAAAACCCGCCCATTATTCTCCATTTTTACTACATGTTTTAAAAGTTATGATTATATAAGCACTGCTTATGAATCCATCAAAAATCAATCGTTTATTGATTGGGAATGGGTTATTATGGATGACACTCCTGAAGATGACCATTTCGTATTTCTAAAAAATA